GAGAAAATGAGAAGTCAACCTAATTTAGCTTCAAAATTAGAGCCTTGGGTTCAAAGTAAAATTACTATTATAGAAGATTATCTAGCCTCTGTGCATTCTTATGTTGAATATTCCTCAGAAGGAGGCGAAATTGAAATGGAAGACCAAACTCAATTAACTAAAGGCATGAGAGTTATCAATGTTAACGCTGAATGCAAGCATTATGGTAGCGAAGGTATAGTAAGAGATATTTTAAATTTAAGTGATGATATGGGCAAAATAGCTATTTACGAAGTTATTAATGACGGTCCAACATATAAAAAAGGCGACACATTAAAAAAAACCATTGATCAGTTGCAACCTTTAGAAGCTATCGCTAATAGCCCAAGAGAAGGAATCAAAACTAAATGGAGCATTAAATACAAAAAACCATAATTAATTTACAAAAGACTATGAAATCCAATTTTAATATAGATAATAAAAATTTAATCACTAACATTTCCATTTCTAATGAAATGCAAGATGACGAAAAAGAAATATACTCCATGTATGTAAAGGAGTGTGCTATGGATGACGCTGCTTTTGTTGATACAGCAGGCATGAACTCTTCAGATGCTAAATATATGTGCGCCATGTCATACGAAAAAAATAAAACAATGTTAGTTGAAGGTTCTGGCGAATTAACTGAAGATCAAAAAAAATTACCTACTGGTTTAAAAGTTGGCATTTTGAAGAGATACGAAAAGAAAGGGACATTAACAGAAGAAGGTGAAAAACAGCTTAAAAGCTTAGCTGAAATGACTGAAATAAAAGCTGAACCAACAGCAGTATTCATAGAAAAACCTGCTCCAGAATCAGGAAACATAAACATTGATCTTACTGAAGAAGGTCTAAAAATTGATGAAAAACTAAAAGCAGAAAACGAAAAAGAAGCTTTAAAAAACCCCGGATTACAAAGCCCTACATTTTCTCCATCAAACGAGTAAAATAACTTAATAGCACTTGACAATCGCCTTTTGTTTGTGTAGTATTACCTATATGAATAAAAGGCAATTGCTATTAAAACTCGTTCATATTCCCTCAAAAGTTCCCCCTAGCTTTTGGGCTAGGGAGTTTAAAATACTGAACTCTTTACTTAAAAAGTATCCCCATTCAGAGTTTTGGGACAAACTAAAAGTAGATAAAGTTAATTCTCTTACGCTTTATGCAGGAGAAGATGTCTTTTCTATTCAGGAAAGATATAATAAATTTTTAGTCACAAACCCAATTCAAAAAGTTAACCATACGATAAATAAGCGCAAGTCAGGAAAAGACCTTAAAATAACAAAATCACCTAAAACAATCAAAGATTTTTTAAATGAGAAAAAAAGTAAAAAACGAAGATAAAGAAAAATCAATATTAACGTCTCAAAACCAATTAAGCAGCTTCTTAAAAAATAATAAAGAATCTCATTATAATTTTGAAGAGACCATTTCTTATATAGTACCAAGTGGAAGTTTAATATTTGATTACAAGTTAGACGGAGGTCTAGGCACAGGATTGCATAGGTTTTGCGGCATGAACGAAGGAGGTAAAACAAGTTGTGCCTTGCAATTCATGAAAAACTTTTTGGAAATTGAAGGTCAAAACAGAAAAGGTTTTTACATAAAAGCTGAAGGTAGGCTTAGCCCTAATATGGTAGCAAGGTCAGGAGTGAAATTTGTTTATTCTGCAGAAGATTGGGTGGAAGGGACATGTTTTGTCCTTGAATCCAATATTCATGAAACAGTATTTGACGCCATGAGAGAACTTGTTGGCAAAAATCAAGAAAAAAATAAATACTTTTTCATATTAGATTCTGTTGACGGTTTAATTAGGAAATGTGATTTAGCTAAATCATTTGAAGATTCTCAAAAAGTAGCAGGAGGAGCCGTAGTTGCTGCTGACTTAATGAAAAGAATTTCTACTGCTTTACAAAAAAGAGGGCATATAGCTATCTTCATATCTCAAGTTAGAGCAGATATTAAGCTTGACCCATACAGTAAAGCGCCCATAAGGCAGACAACAGCTACAGGAGGTAATGCTTTGCTTCATTTCGCTAATTGGATTATAGAATTTGAGCCTAGATATAAAAGCGATTTAATATTAGAAGATCCAAGCTCTACATATGATGAATATAAAAACCCATATACAGGTCACCTCGCAAAAATAGTTATCAAAAAGTCTCCTAACGAAAAAACCAATTCAATAATTAAATACCCTATTAAGTACGGAAGAAAAAAAGGAACATCAAACTGGATTGAAAAGGAAATTTTTGATTTTCTTTTAATGTGGGATTTGGTAATAAAAAAAGGAGCTTGGCTATCTTTCGATGAAGAGTTTGTTAATTTAGCTAAAGAATCAAAAGTTGACATACCTTTACAAATCCAAGGCGCAGCTAAAATGGAAAAATTTATACTTGAAAACGATAATGCTAAAAACTTTTTTATAAACTACATCAAATCTAATATATCAAGTTCACAAGAAGATGGAATTAATAACCCTGAATAAAAGCAAAAAAAGATATAAAAATGTTAAAAAATATTTAATCAGCTGGGAATCTTCTAGTAGAAGTAAATTCCAAACTAGAGTTAAAAATTTTTTAGAAAAGTTCTGGGATCAAGATGTGATATTCGAAGAGTTCCCAGTAATAGGCACAAGATTATCTTTAGATTTCTATAATGCAAACAAAAAAGTAGCTATAGAAGTGCAAGGCCGTCAACATACTAAATATGTTAAATTCTTTCATGGGGACAGGTTAAATTATTTAAGCCAATTAAAAAGGGACCAAAAAAAAGAAACCTTTTGTGAGCTCAACCAAATAAAACTTGTAACTATTTATGAAAAAGATATAATAGATGAGCACTTATTCGAAAGTCAAGGTGTAATATTATAAAAGGATGAAAAATAATAAAGGGACAGACGAGTTTAAAAAGTTTAAAATACCAGAAAATTACTTCAATAGACTTTTTGAATTTACTGGAACTCAAGAAGAATCCTCAAAAGGCTTTATATGCGCTTATGTCAACCAAGAAGGGTATCCACTGATATACACAAAAATAGGTAGCCCTATAGTCCAAATGGGGCTTACAAAGGCATTAGAGAAATACTTAGAAGAAGAAAATTTACCAGAAGACTTGATTGACAACTCATTAGATGAGTGATACTGTCTTGGTAGTATGATTTACTCATTTGAATTAGAAACACAATTGCTAGCAGGATTAATAAAATATCCTGACAGATATGCAGATATCGCAGATTTCATAACAGAAAAAGACTTTTGGTCAGAAAGCTCTAAAATAAATAGAACTTTATTTTGCGTTTTAAAACAAGCTATTGATAATGGGGAGAACATAGATGAAGTTATTATCGCTCAACGCGTTAAAGATTATGGTATAAGTTTTGAAGATGGACTACAACCTGCTGATTACATAGAATCCCTTTCTTTCAAAAGAATTTCTGCAGATGCTATAAAAACCGTTGCTTCTGAGCTTAAAAAATATACGGTAAGAAGAGAGATAGCTTTTTGCGGTGCGGAAATAAACAAAAAAATGAGGGCTATGTCTCCCTCATGCGAATACACTCAAATAGTTGAAGAAGCTGACAAGCTATACAATGATCAAATAAATTTATACGAATCTGGATCAGATCAACCTCAAAACATTTTTGACGAAATGGAAGAAATGATTGAGGAAAGAGGCAATAACCCTATAGAAGAATTTGGATTCGCTGGCCCTCACCCTAAACTTCAAGATATCTACGGATCATTACTTAGGCCCGGAAACATAACTGTCGTTGTCGCTAGATCAGGAGTCGGAAAAACTCAATTTTGTTTAGATTTCGCAACAAAAGTTTCAGCTCAATACGAAGTTCCAGTTCTTCATTTTGATAATGGAGAAATGAGTAAAGAAGAGTTGATATTTAGACAATGTGCAGCAATGACTAAAGTTCCAGTTTATCTTTTAGAAAGCGGCAATTGGAGAAAGAGCGGAAAAGAAACAGTTGAAAAAGTCAGATCTGTTTTCGCTGATTTAAAAAAACAATATAGACATCTTTATTACTACAATATAGGTGGGATGAATATAGATAAACAAATAAGCGTTTTAAAAAGATTCTATTATTCGAAAGTGGGCCGTGGCAATCCTTTAATATTTAGTTTCGATTACATAAAAACTACTAGCGAAAATGTCGGCAACAAAAACGAATGGCAAGTAGTTGGTGAAATGGTAGATAAATACAAAAAATGCATACAAAGAGACATTAAAAACGACGAAGGTCCATGCATTTCTATGATAACTTCTGTACAATCTAACAGAACAGGTATTGTCACTAATAGAGCAGCAAGCAATGTCGTAGATGATGAAAGCATCGTTTCTTTATCAGACAGAATAACACAATTTTGTTCGCACATGTTTATTTTAAGAAACAAGACTTCAGATGAGCTTCAAGAAGAACCATCTTTCGGTACTCATAAACTAATTAATGTTAAAGCAAGGCATTTAGGCAAAGACATCGCTGGTGCTATAAATCAAGTTAGAATGCCAGACGACACATTAAGAAAAAACTTCGTAAACTTAGAATTTGAAAACTTTTCTATAACAGAAAAAGGCGATTTAAGAGATATTGCTGAATCACAACTAACAACTACTACATTATTAGAAAATGCAAACAGCGACATACCAGACCTTGACTGAAGATAAATCTGAAAAAATAGAAGAAATTCTTTTAGATTTAGGCTATCAATTATCTGATAGAGGTAAATATTGGCAAGCTAAAGCTCTTTACAGAGACGGAGATAATCCTACAGCTCTACAAATATGGAAAAACACAGGGATATGGAAAGATTTTGTAGCAAACACTAATTACCAGCCGTTCAACAGATTACTTCAACTTTCTTGCAAAGATGATGCAAAGATTAGCGAGATAATCGAGTCGATGCAAAATAAAAACGAATGCTTTATACCAGTAACAAAAACTCCAAAAATGGAAACAGAACATTTCTTTGATCACGATGAAGTAAAAACCTTATTACCTCATTACAACTTTTACAACAAGAAAAAAATATCAGACAAAACATTAAAAATGTATCATTCTGGTTTTTCTATGTCAGGTAAAATGAATGGAAGATTTGTTTTTCCAGTGTATGATAATAATAACAAAGTTATAGGTTTAAGCGGTAGGCATTTACTATGGGAACAAAACCAAAAACTCGCTAAATGGAAACATCTAGGTAAAAAAGCTAATTGGATTTACCCCATCAACTTAAAAACAGGTGAAGATAATTTGTTTCTTCAAACAATTGAAAAGAAAAAAGAAATTATTCTAATAGAGGGAATAGGAGATAGCCTTGCACTAACAGAACAAAATTACTTTAACCATATGGTTATCTTTGGGCTGGAACTCAGCTCTAAGCAATTATCATATCTAATATCTCTTAACTTAAATAAAATCATTATATCGACTAATAACGACAAGAATAAAGTTCAAAATAGAGGGCTAGAAGCAGCAATCAAAAACTACCTTAAACTAATAAAATTTTTTGATGTAGATAAAATTCAAATCAAGCTGCCTATAGCTAAAGATTTCGGAGAAATGCTTGAAAACGAAATCGACATAAAAGAATGGGAAAATAAATCTTGTGTGAAAGAGTTGGAAGTTAAATACATAATTAAATATGTAACTAATAACATGGGAAGCCCAACTAAATATAGAAAACAAATCAAAACACTTAAAAATTACTTAGAACAATTAAATTTTGAAACAAACTCTATCAGCAAGTAAAATAAAAACAATGTCAGGTTGCTCTTGGCAATATTGGTGCAAGTACCACTTAAAGCTTCCTGACAAAACAAATGATGGAGCCCTTAAAGGAAGTGTTGTTCATTTAGTTTTAGAATGCCTTGGTAAGAAAAGGCATAAAAAGTATTACAAAAAAATTCTTAAAACCGGAAACATTGATTCCTG